ACAGCGGTACTATTGAAAGGATCAATAAGACAACGCAAATAATCAGGGATGCGAGTAGCAGTGGGAGCTCTAATAGGATTCATTTTTGGTTTAGCAAAGGAAACACGTTCAGTTTCCTTCGCTCGTTTTGTTGTACTCTTTCGAGACATAGTAGGGGTTTTCTTGTTTGGCATAGTATTGGATCCCTCATGCCAATGAGAGACTGTTCATCTTATAGAAACTAATAATTTAGGACATCCGTGCAGTCGTTCGACATTCCGTTGATAAACAACACACCCACGTGCAGCAAGCATGCGTACCATTTGGCAGCGGCTTAAAACCCAGTTTGGTGTGTAACACAACTTAGTACGTAAATATTTATATGTCGTGGCTTTCGAACCGAGTAACAGCGCGCACGCGCCCGAACCCCCAGTGTACTAACCAGTCAAAAACGTTTTGGATGAATTATGCTATAGGACCCAATAACAGATACGCTGTCAGCGTTCAAAAGTATTACGGGATTGTTGCCCGGCCATATCCATGGCTACTAGCTACTCCGTGTTGGTAAAGCACGAATGAGTGACACAACTCATAGCTGGAGTTTTGCGACGTTTATAATGGTAACACTACATGGTCCGATATATATGGATTATCCCCAACCCCAATTTCCACGTTTTGGTAAAATCTTTCCAAACACAACTGTTCATCTGGTGTAATACCAAATGCAACGTAGAAACTAGCTCTGGTTGCAGGGGATGGAGTTTTGTACTTTCGGTCGAGATTCTCGGCCAATTTCCTCACCCCCCACCCCCAGCCGGTTTGCGTTTTAGGATTAAATTTGCCGTACTTTTGGTACGACCCATAAAAATCCTGCCACACGGGGATTCCACCTGTCAGTGACAATCCACCGGTTCCCACAGCATTGAGCCAACCACGGAACTGTTTATCAGTATCCAGCGGTGTTATCGAAACAGTGTCTTTGCAAATGGCCGTATGTGGGTTCCTGACCATTATATAGTCGGTGATACCTGGGCCAACAAACACAGGTCGTGTTTGGCAAAATTCGATCTCTTCAATGTTGTATACGGGCTCTTCGGCAACCATATTAAAACCCATTTTCTCAAACCACGAGTGTAGACCAGTGTTGAAAGTATTCAAATCACAAGTTTCCATGAAGACAACACAGTCATCCCCATTGTTGGCAAGTTTAATATCCACCCCTCTGAAGGCAGCATATGAATGGATCATTGCACACATGATTAAGCAATTGCCCAACCCAGTGTTCATATCACCACTCATACGTCCTCCATCAGTGGTATATTTAACTTCACCATCTGGAACCTTGCCGAAACATTTATTGACTAGTTGCAATTCTAACAACATTGCCAATTGATTACGATGCTTCTGATTTGTAAAGCACTTGATATATTGTTGATGTTCCCAACATAACGCTGCTTGGGATACGTGCTGATCAAAACGACTAGCATCCAACCCAACCGCGACAGGAAACGTAAATGCTCCCCATTTCTAGGCGACCAACGTTCCTGAATCAACTGCATTTAAACCCTTCATCACTGTCACATCACCATAAACGTCAGTAATAGCGTGGTAAATTTCCCCTTCAACACGTCGAATATAACGACCTGCTTCCACTCCATATCTAGGTGATCTTGGCGAGATCACCCGAGGAACAGGGTCCGGCTTTGAAGTAATATTCATCTTCTCAGCCTTAATGAACGCCTTAACATAAGCATCTTTCCGCGAAAATTCACTAACTAACAATGAATCTAAGGCTTCCTGGTAGATAACCTGCTTGCGGCCCCTATACGTATCAACAAATTGTTGACGCGTCAGCGGGACGGTCGAGGGCAAGAAATTTTCCAGTATGGTTGTGAACCCACTTAAGCAATCGGAAAAATACTCATGTGAGGCTGGTTTAGGTGGGGCAACAAATTCGCCTTCGGCGTTTTTGACATAAAATACCCGTTCCTTAACCGCCCGCTCCAGAGCATCAATGTTTGAATTATGGACAGAAAAGACAACCGGGGGGGAAATCCCGGCAACATGTACAGTCTTTCTGACCTTTGAGTCCCCAACAGAACGTAACACCTCCAAATTGGGATGGCTTGGGGCAGAGCTCATTGAGCTCCCCATCCCAGGTGTCTTCCGCGGGCACCCTCAGCCACTACGCTCTCGAGATGGATCAAACCATCTCGAAGCGTCTGAAAAGTAACGCGCCCATAGTGACTTCATCGCTTCGGTCTTGAAGGATTGTGCAGCAACAATCTCATCATCCGTAGGCATGAAGGCAACTAAAACAGCTGCGCAACAAATCCGGCCTTGATCAGCAACGCGAACATCCGGAACCTTGACCACACGGTCATAGATCCACTTACGCGCAACGAGTCTGTTAGCCTCACTTGTGCTCTGGAAAGCAAAGCGGGCACGACACTCAGACCCGATGGCGATCGCTAAGGCATTAATTGGTCGACGTCCATTCGCCGATTTAACCGCATACTTAGCGGGCAATTTAACACCATCTTCAC